TAAAATCCCCACCTACCGAATAATCCACTAAACGCTCGATAGGTAGATCACGCTCGATAGTAATTACATCGCCACCAGTTGCCGCAACAACCAAGACAACATCGCCACCCCCTTCTGCCCCCGCACCTGTCACTGTATAATTAGTATTTAATACTAATAAATCCAGCACTGGGTCGGGTTCTTGTCCGTTCGGCGTAAGCCAAACAATTAAATCTCCATCCGCAAAAATCTCGAATGGATAGGCAAAGTTTGTCTCACCTATACTTGCCGTGTATTGCTCTCTCGCTCCTGAGTCATTGACTAATCCGTAAGCCATAGTTTTATCTCCTTATAAAAAATTAATTAAGATGCTCCCAATAAATAATGTTGTCCTGTTGTTTTAAGTAAATTTCGTTCAGCCCTTGCTTGTGAACCTGGACTTGCGATTTCCGCAAGAGAGTTTAACGCATAATTATGCACCACCGCTTGAAGCGGATACCAGTTTGCTAATGGTGCATCGTATTTTAAAAACTGCGTTCCTGCTTTTAATGGGTTTGAAAAAAGTGTACGTCCTTCTCCAAGAAGATCAGAAAACCAACCGCCTGCTGCACCTTGTAATATTTCACCAACGTTATGTCCGTATGTGCCTAATTTGTAATTAAAAACATCTGCAAATAAACCAAACAATGGTAAAAGTGTTTTGTAAATAACATAAGGTTTTGTATAATCCGGTAATGATTTCCCTGTTCCTAACGCAATCGCTGAATTCATCAAAACATTTACTAAAGTAATCTCAACACCTAATTGAGTCATACCAAAAATTATACCTTTTGTTGCATCAAAACTAGAAAATAAATTGCCGTTCATGCCTGAGCAAAACTCACGTCCATAAATTCTACGCAGAAAAGTTAATGGGAAAGTTTTAAATTGCATAATATTTCCTATAATCTCTCTTTGAATTGAACCTCTTGGTAAACCTCTTGAAATATCTGCTTGTTCTCGTAGTCCTGGTAATGGCACAACATGCTGTTCTTGAGTAAAAAGGTAATTAGCAAACAAATCTTCAATTTTTGTTCTGGCTCTGGTTATTTCATCTCTATGCGCTGTTTCTTTTCCGAGATATTTTAACATTGTATCGTGTGGTAACGTTCTACCAATATCAGCACAAATAATTGCTTTCTTATCAAAGCCTTGTTGAGGATGCGCACGTACTGCATCCCATTCTTTTTCTGTGATATTACTTAACATTAAAGAATGTTTCATTTGTGGTATTAGTTTTTCATAAGATACGTTTCGATTTTGACCTAAAAGTCGTACAGTTGATGCTGTGCTTTCACCTGTTCTATATTTGTCATGACCAATTAAACCATTTAATTTATAAAATAACGCATCCATTTTAAGACTTGACTGATCTGATAATTCAGCAATAGAAAATCTATTACCCATTTGACCTATAACATTTCTACCTGTATATGCAATTCTATCCATTTCAGCCTTTCGTTCCCCTGTTGGGATAGCATGAAAAGCATTGTTCATTATTTCTGCGTGTGCTTGCATGGGATTCATCCCATTAAATTGCAAGGTTCTAACTTCGTGTACAAAGTCCGATTGAGAATGCAACATTGCAGCACCAAGTTTTGCATAACTTGTAAAACGTCTAGCATTAGAAAAAAGTTTAGCAACTGTATAATTTTCAACTGTAGAAGTTGTACCATTTAAAACATTTTTTATTCTATTCCATTCGTTTAATCTACCTTTAGCTGCTCGGGTTCTTTCTTTACCAACGGCATTTTTCATTGCGATATCAGTTTCATTTATGCCATTAGGTCCCATATTTTTTAATATTGCGATATCTCTTGCTCCTCTAGTAATATCATTACCGATTGCTTCTTGAAGACTAACACCACTATATTTATTAATATAGTCGACTTGTGCTTCTGGGCTGATAAAATGAAATACACGATGATGCTCAAGTTTTTTAGCTAACGGGAAACCTTTGTTAGTATTGAAATTTGTTGACGCTTCTAAATCTTGATTGAATGCGTGTGTGCCGCTATCGTTTGCTTCCCAAAATTCCCTTAATGCTTTATCAACTTCTTCTTTGCTTGGTATAGTTTCTGGAAAAGATTTTTTTAAATCAAACCATTTTTCAGCATCTTTTTTCCAATATTTAAAAGCTAAATCCCTACGTGCTTTTTCATTGCCTATAGTTTTTAATTTTAATTTTTGGTTATCTGCAAAACTATCAGCTAAACGGCGCATGTGGAATGGATTGTGAACAACGCGACAAAGTCTATTAGGAAGCTTCCTAATATCCCCCCCATTTAGATTAGCAGTCTTTCTACGCCATTCTGCATTATCATTTACAATTTTTCCCATTGCGTCTACATCAGCATCACCAGTTTCCTTTCCCCAACCCGCTCTAGCTAATTGATATTGATTTTCGGTACTCTTATCCCAAAACTTAGGTAATAAATTCCCTCTTTCGTGTGTTTTTAATTTATCCAATAATCCATCTTTATGTGATAAAAATCTAGCACCTTCTGTTACAAGTTGGTTACTTAATGAATCTTGCGAACCTTGTGTTCGTCCTTCGCCACCTCGTGTTTTATACATAATACCTGTTGATTCGTTTTCAAATCTATCTGTAAACTCCTTTCTTTGTTTATTTTTGTCTTCTTGTGAAAAAACTTGTTGCTCTCTTTTTTTAACTCTGCGTAATGCTTCTGCTGACATTTCTGCTTGAGCTTGCTTACTTGCTTGTTCAGTACTTAAAGTAGGTTTATCTGCTTTTATAGTATTAGCACGACCACGCAAGCGATCTACCAGATCATTTGTTTCTTTTGTAGTTAAACGTTTGGCTCCCTTCCAAATCTTTTTAACCATGTCCTGTCCGATTATCTTACATGGGTCTACCATAATTTTATCCCTTATAAAAAACGTTAGTTATACATTCGACAATACGCGCCATTAACTTATCGTAATTTGAAAGCTCTTGTTTTTCTTCACGTACTGCTTCTAATTCTTGTTTACCTTTTTCTGAAAATTCTGACTCTTTAATATCAAGCCCTTCTGGTCTCCCGCTTTCTTCTTCTTCTGGTGTAATTTTATCTGCGTCTGAAATTGGGTCAGTGTCGCTATAAAACATAGGTTTGGTATCAGATTCTTTTGGATCAACAGCGGTTTTTGGTTCTTGTAAAATATCCAACGCCTCTTGATGATTACCTAATATGTCATTCATGTTTGCGCGTTGATCTTCTAACGCATCAATTTTTCTTAAAACTTTTTCACTGTGCATTGTTGGTTTTTCTTCAAACGATTTAAGACGTTCAGATAATTTATTTATTCTTCTTTGAGGTTCTACAATATCTTTTTGTAATTTATTTGCTTTTGCTTTTTCCCCAGCATCTCTTAATTTGCGCGAGCGTCTATTTATAGTGTCAATCTTTTCTTGATATTTGTTTGTTCGTTCTTCTATAATTTTTCGTTCGTTTTTAATGCTCGTTGTGCGTGATTTTTGTAGTTTGTTAATTAACTCATCTTCTTCTGGCGTTAACAACATTTCATGTTTTGTTATCGCTGTACCCAATTCTTCAATTATTTCGTTTCTTGGCAAAGTTTTTAATAAACTTTTCTCTAACTCTGTGCGCATTTCTCTTGGTTTTATTTCGATACGTTCAATACGATTTGCTATTTTAAATGCACTCAATGTTTCATATGGTTTAACTGGTTCTTTAACTTCTTTCTGTAAATCTTTGATTTTACTATCAATTTTAGCAATTTTTTCTCGAACATCAACAGCACTTGCGCGTACTTCTTCAACTGTTGGGTCACGTCCTGAATTTCTTTGATCGTTAAATCCTTGGTGAAGTTCAGCACGCGCATTTGGTTCTTCATCATTTATCAAATCGCTTTCAACTTTTCCGGCAGCTTTGCGCATTGATTCGGAAGTTGCTACTTGAACAGGTGGGGTATATTTCTTGGTGAGGTGCTTTACACCCGCCTTAATTGGTTCGACAATACCTAAATGAATTACGCTGCCCAAAAGGAAGTTTTGACCTACTTCACGCAATGCGTCCATATAATTATAGTCATCACGAATTGGTGTGCTTTGTGCTAAATAAGCGTGTGAGATAGCCTCTGGTACTGTTACAAGTGCCGCTTCAGCACCTGTTAAAAGACTGCGCCCACCTATTGCTGCAAGTCTGCTTTCCCCTAAATGTGCCATAAATCCAGCGGATTTTTCTCCGATAAAACTAGATAATCCAGCACCTTTAATCGCTACCCCAGCATCAGCAATTAGAGTTTCTACCCCTAGACCACCTGCTGCAACCATTGGCTGACCTAAAAATCCACCAACTCCACCTACAACTTTTGCAATTGGATGATTAGAATGTTGAAGTACGGTATTATATTGATCCATTATAGTATTGTAAGAATTGATGAATTTATCCGCTGCAGGTTTATTATGCGCTTCACCGTAGGCAATCACCCCTTTGGATAATTCATTCATCGCAAAACCCGTATCAAGAGTTTTTTCACCCATTGCAACCAACGTGAGTGCTGTATCGGATTTTATATCGTTAAACCCATATTTCTGGTGAAACTCATCGGCTGCAAAGTCTGCTGTAGGGTATATTACATCTGTCATATTACTTTTGCCGTAGTGGGATTAACGGTAAACCTCCTTCAAATCTTCGTCCTAGTGGTGGTGTCTGTCCTGGATTTAAGGTTTTTACTTTTGAATCAATTTTCATATCATCCGTATCGAACCCATAAGGTTTACCGGTTTTATTATCAATAATTTTATTACCATCAATTGTTAATTTTATATATCCTTTACCGTTTGGATTATTTGTCCATGCACCACCCATAAATAAATCACGTTTTTCAAACCATTGGATAAAACCAGTGCGCCTTTGTTCTTGTGTGAAAGCTTTACCTGCACCACCAACAATTTTTAAATCAGCTTCATTACGTTTAATTGCCAAATCTTTCTCGCGCATTTTTGCTTTAACGTGATCTGGGTCTACATCAAAAGGTACACGATAAGTACCATTAATAACTGGGAAAATTTTAGTTATAATCATATCAACAGCGGCTTTTTCAGCATTATCTCGACTCATACCTTTTTCTGCATATAAATATTTCGTTACATTTGTTACGTCATCCGTTACTTGCTGAATTTGTTTTGCGTTATTCGCTGCACCTGTAGTTAAAGTTGCAATAAAAGGTGCTATTTTAGGTGCTAAATCTTGATTAATTTGAGTATCAATATTACTTATATTTTTATCTGCAATTAATGCGTGCTTAGATACTTGTTCATCCAAAATACTTCCTGTCTTTCCTGGCGGTAGAGTCTTACCAGTTGCCGAAGTATGTGCAGCATCCCACGCAGCATTGTAGGTATCAATATTTGATCTATTAGCTGGGTTCATCCACATATTCATCATCGTTTGATATCTGGGTGATAAACCGTTATCCATCAAACCATTAAAATAATAATGAAAGGTTTTAGGTTCGCTTGCGCGTTGATCTAATAAAGCACCTAAAACTGCATCATTACCTTGGTTTGGGTCGGAAGCCATTTGGTTTATAGTTCGGACTTGCGCGGATGATTGATCATTACGCTCTACACGAATTTTATTATCCGGTTGTTTTAAACTCTTTAGATAATTAACTATAGCTTGGTCTTTCGTCATCTTTAATTCGCCATTATCTATTTGTTGGAAAGTATGTTGTAAAGCTGGTGAATTTTGTGTTTGTGCAACTGGGTCGGCTAAACGTAGAGTTTTCCAATTATCAATTTGTTTTGCAGCATCTAAGTTTGCATTATGAACAGCAAGCGGTGCATTTTGCGCAACAAGTTCAGGCGTTATAGTTTTTAAATCACTAGATGCTGCGGTTTGTTGATCTATTGAATCATATTGATGCGGTGCAGCCTTCGACCATGTGTAATGCGCAAGGTCGATTTTTTGTTTTAAATCTTCTGGGTCTTTAGATGCTGACATTACCATTGCAACATTACCTGAATCTGCTTGCCCTCCGTTTTTTATTTTAAATAATAAATTATCCGTTAGGTTTTTTAAATGTGCTGCGGTCATGTTAGTTTTATCAAATTCGATTTTATCAAGCTGATCGAATTTACTCATCATACCCATACGCTCTTTTACATTAAATATTTTATCGTATGATTTATCTTTCATAAAAAATTTACGAAAGTCTTTTCTTGCCGTAGCTATTTTTCCTTTACCAAGCGCAAATTTATCTGCTTGTTGGGCTAATTGATATTTATGTAATAATCTACCAGTGTTAAATGACTGATCGGCATCTAAAATACCTTTGGTGAATTGGACTGGTGTTAGAAAACCACCCTTACTTCCATCATGTGCCATTTTTTTAAGCAAAGCATGATCGTGCATTGCTATAGGACCATTGCCTTGAAATGCAGCATTTGACATATCAGCTGTTATAGATTCTTTCTTTTCGTGGTACTCATCAAAAGCTATCGCATTGTTTTGCTTATTTACCAAACCTTGTAACTTAGTTAAGCCAGCATTTGCATGAGCTTGGAGTAAATTTTTAGCGTAAGGTTCATTTGCTTTTGGAATATTCGATAAAAGTCCTTCGGAATACCCCTGCGCGCGCATTCTAAACTCATCTAACGTTTCATTACCATTAACATTCTTGCTTAATTCTCCGGTTAAATTCTGCATTTTAGTGCCGATATCTGCGGCTAGTGCGTATTTATTTGATCTTAAAGCAGCTACGTTATAGATTTCAGCAGCACGACCACCGCCTTTGGCTGGTTGAAAACCTAAGTTCTCGCCTGCTATACCGCCTTGGGCTACCGCTTGTTGGTCGGCTTTGCGCTGTAGATTCTTATCAACCATATCGCTTAAGTTGCCTGCAACCTTTGCCGCAGCCTCAAAAGATGGAGCCTCACTAACTAAGGGACCAGGTTGTACCGTAACTGTCGATTCAAATTGTGGTAATTTTTGCGCCATTCTGTTTTCCTTAAAATCCTATAAATTCATTCATTCGTTCCTTACGCCATTGTGTCAAATCTAAAGGTCCTGCGCCACCTTTGGTAAGATCACGCGGATGCTCACCACTGATTGAGTAGTTTTGCATCACACCATCTACCTCGGAGCCAGAGGATGCCCCAGGTGACGCAGGCACCTTTAAATCATTAGCTTTGTTTGCGGCATTAAATAAATTCCCAAAGGTTTGCCACATGAATTTTCTATTAGCGTTTTCTTTTTCTGTATCAATAGCATCTTCTTTAATCGTTAAATTCAAATTAGCCGCAGTCTCATCTTCGGCAAAAGCATCGAATGTACCCCTAGATATCGCGCCTAAGGACGCAGAGGTGGGAGCCACACCCCGTGCCGCACCTTCTGCACGCTGAGTGCCTAATATCTTCTCTAGCTTATTCTCACGGTGTATGCCTTCCTCTGTTGCCTGTAATTCTTCTTGAGTACGAAGTTGTTCTAACGCACGTTTTTTCGCTTTCATCGCTTCAAATTCGCCGCCTTCTTTAGCTGCCATTGCGCCTACCATTAAGCCAATTTCTATTACCGCTACACCACCCATAGTTTTATCTCCTTAAACAGTTACATCAAAACCAATCCCAATAATCGTCATCGGTAATGGTTCTTCTTGGGTAATCGTAATCATATCTCTTGCTTGCCAATCACCTAATATGCCTAATAATTCGTAAATATCCGTCTTTACCGCTGGGGGTTGGTCTAAAACATCGGGACCAAAGGTTAAAGGCGGAATTAATATATCATCAACATAAATTCCTAAAGATTGGTAATAATCTATATAAGCCGCACTTATTTTCTTACGCTTATACATTGTATTACCTGTTTGTGATTCTATTGCAAGCGGCATGGGTTTAATTATCGGGATATATTTTAAGCCCACTTCAACCGCCAGTACTTCTCTATCAATCGTTATTTGCCCACCAATAACCGTCTCATTTTCTAAAACATAACCATCACCTTTAATTTGTACGGTCTCATCCTCTAAATGCCCTAAGCCAGTAATAATATCAGTTGCCACCCCATACGTTGCCGTGAATGTAGAATCGGTATAAACATCAAACGATAACTTTTCTAAATAGGTGGTTGTAGAACCATCCACCGTTCTTTCTACGGCAAAATAAATATCATTACCAATTTCAATACATCTTTTGAATTTTCCAGTAGTAGTATTAACAGTGTTTGATAATGTCCATGCTGCAATCTTTTCCTCTATTACAGATTGAAATATTGCCAAAGTACCATCTTCATTTATTATAAATAGATAATCTGCATTATCGCGCGTTGAGCCACTTAAAACTGCAGCATCAATCGGATTATTTATTAAGTGTGATGCCAATCGGCTTACTTCTAAAGAATTATAAGCTTGGTTGTCATTATTAAAAACAAAACTCATAACTCCTTTACCACCACGTTTCACGTAAAACGTTTGATTATCTAAGACTATCGGACGAGGGCTTTCAACACCATTTGATGATTGACGTTGAATGGAAAATTCACCTGGCTTTATAGCAGTAAAATTAGTTTGACCTACTGCATATTCAGCGCGTGAGGTAAATATCTGTAAACTTCTATCACCTAAAATATGTTTGATAATCCCTATCTTATGACCACCAATTGTTTCTTGAACAGCATCATCATCCTCACCTGTTCCTATATCGAAATTTCTAAAATCATCAACAACTGAACCAAAAACCGAATGCGGTAAGGATTTAGCACCACCAAACCACTTCCGACCTTCATAAAATGTTATTGCCGAAGGCCATCCCCTTGTTGTACTAAAAGCTGGTTCTGTAAGATAAACATTATTTCCAGAAATTACCGCAGTTAAATTTGAATCAAACTCACTTGTCACTTCAACCGTTACGTTTTTCGCATCAACAAACGCAGTGATTTTTGCCATACCGAGCTTATCAGATAATTCCTTACCATAAGCTTGAAAAAACCCACCGATATATGAAGCATCAAAGATATTATTCGTTGCTGTTAAAGTACGACCTTTACCAACTGCAACGGCACTAAGCAAAAATTCGTTTGAATCGTAATTTTGTTTAAAGTCATAACCAGGAAGATTTTTAAATGTTGCGGTTGCTAGAATCCATAAAATATCACTAGCACCTCTTGATAATTCTCGCGGTTCATAATCTGGGTGTGCGATAGTCATTAAATTTTGTGTTTGTGACCACTTTAATTCAAGATCAGGTAATAATGCAGCGGGCCACGGAGATGCAATATTTACTTGAAAAACATCATCGCGCCATACTGCAATTTGTAAATTCGTAAAAATCAATAGATAAGTAATATCTTCACTAAAGATAAATTCAGCAAACATAATGTTATCACCAAGATTTCCTAAATTCTCAAGATATAATGTACCAAATCGTCTTTGTGCGCCTCCGGTAGGTAATATAACCACATTCCTTAATCTTTCCCCTGCTTTTCTAAATAACGGTAAATTTGATTTAGAAAGCATTCGAGGGTCTAGTTCGCCATGTGTAAAGTCATTTTGATTAACTAACGTCATCCTTGCGCCCTCTTAAAAAAAATGTGCAAAAAATAAATCCCCAGGTGGCAGTGGTTCTGCCGGATTTTGTTTTGAATCAATCGCACGCGCTTTTAACGTTTGACCACGCGCTGCTTTCGACCAGATAGTTAATAACGATTCTTTTTGTGTAATCGTCATAGATAAATGCGCTGTAAGTTCATAAATTAATAAAAGTTTAAAATAGATTGGGAATTTATCTGGTTTGGGTTTAAAAGTGTAATCCATATAAATTACATTTTGATTGGCTAAAATCTTATCTTCGTATATCGCATAATTTTTTATGTCATTTATTCCATCATAAATCCTATAACTTAATATTTTATTCGGACTAGAAGGAATCTGTAACATGTACGTCCACTCAGAAGTCGGTGGAGCAGTAGTTAAAACATTCAATCGCTTTGAAACCATCGCAAAACGCCACGGCTGACCGTCTCCTAAAAGAACTTCTAATATTGTGTCATACCATTTATTTGCTGCATTCCATGCAGGGTTATTACCAGGAAAATCAGCAGTAGAGCTGATAGGTGGAGAACCGAGAAGATTTAAAGATTCAGAAATAATCTCAACTTTTGAATTCATCTAAAAATCCTTTTTAATGAAAAAGGGAGGGGGCAAATTGCCCCCTCCCTTTAAATATTAAGCAACACGTATTGCACTAACATAAACAACAGTTGATGGGGAATCAGTTCCGCCACCATCGGTTTCTGTTACACGCAATGTACCCGCAGGTGCAATCTCATGGTATGAATCATCAATAGTAATTGCACGACCAATAGTCATGTCAGCATTATTGATATCAATCGCATCCGTGATATTATTTGCTCCGTTAAATACCTGAATGGTATCGCCAGCGGTACCAAGTCCAGTATTTACTACCCACACATCTATAACTCTGATTTTATGCGTTACAGTCACATCGGTATTTGCCGTTGCGCCACCAGCCGTCGCAATCCTAAATATCTGTGGTAAACCACCGATAACATTAGCATCAGCAACATCAGCCGCTACCAAACCTGTTAAGGTATTTGGGCTAATCATAGACTCATCAACCGCACTCGCTTGAATGGTTGTAGCACCCGCATTGTCGATTGCTATATCGCCAGACATAGCTACCGAATTAAATGTGGTTCCATCACCAACTCCAATTTGAGCATTGGTTGAGAAGTCAGTAACAACAGCAACGTTAGAATTATCACCTAATAATAGGTTTCCTTCTGTCAATGCTGCCATTTTCGACCATGCTATTGCTGCCGCTGTGGCAACTTTTGCATTATCAACGGCAAGAGCCGCTAATTTCCCATTATCAATAGCCAAAGCGGCTACGGTCAAAGCTCCGGTATTAGCTAAAGTCGCATCACCAGATACGGCAACCGAGGCGAAAGTCGTACCATTTCCCACACCAATTTGAGTATCGGTCGAGAAATCAGTTACGACAGCCACGTTTGAGTTATCACCTAATAAGATATTGCCTTCGGTAAGCGCAGCTAACTTCGAGTAAGCGATAGCAGCAGCGGTTGCAACTTTGGCATTATCTACTGCTAAAGCAGCAAGTTTGCCATTGTCGATAGCCAACGCAGCAACAGTTAGCGCACCAGTATTTGCCAACGTGGCATCTCCTGACATCGCAACTGAAGCGAAGGTTGTACCGTTACCAACTCCAATCTGAGTATCAGTAGAGAAATCGGTTACAACGGCAACATTGGAATTGTCACCAAGCAATAGATTTCCTTCAGTTAGAGCAGCCATCTTTGTCCATGCAATTGCCGCAGCAGTTGCCACCTTACTATTGTCGATAGCTAGAGCAGCAATCGTCAAGGCACCGGTGTTGGCTAAAGTAGCGTCACCACTCATAGCGACAGATGCAAAGGTAGTGCCATTTCCTACGCCGATTTGTGTATCGGTAGAGAAGTCGGTAACTACAGCTACATTCGAGTTATCGCCAAGTAAGATATTACCTTCTGTTAACGCAGCTAGTTTTGAATAGGCAATCGCAGCAGAGGCAGAAACCTTGCCATTATCAACAGCTAAGGCAGCTATTGTTAATGCTCCAGTATTCGCCAAGGTCGCATCGCCCGACATTGCCACTGAGGCAAAAGTCGTGCCGTCACCAACACCTATTTGCGTGTCAGTTGAAAAATCCGTAACTACGGCGACATTAGAAGCATCACCTAATAATAGATTTCCCTCGGTTAACAAAGCCATCTTTGACCATGCGATCAAAGCAGATGCATTAACGTGACTATTCATAATCGCGCCAGCGGGAATAATGCTTGCATCAATTATCGAAACTACCGTTACAGGTGTAGCATTAGTTTCAGAAGAAACTTGATATATTCCAACGTCATCGGACGCTTGAATATTAATCAAGTCATATTTACGAAAATTATCACCACCTGCCAAAGTATTAAAATAGGCAGAGGCAACAATCGTTGCTAAAGTTTCATCAATCTTTAAATAATTGAATATCTGCTGTACGGAATAAGGCATCCCCACATCAGCTTTAGCCCAATAAGTTTTATCAAAAGTCATAATCCTATCTCCTATTTGGTTTCATCACAGATGATTTTAGTTACACCGCCATTATCTAAAATTGACGAACCTCCGATTGTTCGGCTATCGGCCAGCCATGAGAGTTGATCGTCTGAATACCAAACGTTAACGTCTGGGTCCATACGATAAACAGCACCTAAAGCTTCTCTCGTGTATGCAAAACAAGTACGGTCATCACCAGTTTTTGGTAATTTACCATTTGTGTTTTTGTCACTTATGATGATGAAATTAAAGCCTAAGAAGGTATTAATATCACCTCTGACTAACGCACGGATTGAGTTGTAATCAGCACTTGTAACTTTTTCAAGATTCAACAAAGCAGTTAGCTGGTTAGGACTCATAACGAGGAAATAACCATCAGGGGCTTCCTCATCCATTAAGTACTCTTTCGCAGCAAGTAATTTAGCTAAAGTTAAATTAGTCGTACCAACTGCAATTTCATTGGTTGCAGCAGTAAGTGCAGTGATTTTCCATGCGTCTCGTTGACGACCATAAGCACCCGCATGAATGTTAGCCCATAACGCTCTTTCAGTTGCGTTAATCAAACTTTCCTCACCTTTATCAATACGGGTTCTTAAGACCTTATCTTGATAAGTAGTAGTGATTTCAGTGTGATCTAACATCGTTGGTGTGATAGTCGAAGAATATGCGCCACGGTCGATCATCTCGGCATTACCGAGCCTTGGCCATTTATACGCATCGCCCTTTGCTCCGTGTATTTCTAACGAAGTACCGGATAGTTTTTCTCGTCTTTGATATTCCTGTAAAAAAATATCTCTAAATTGCTGAATCGCAATTGCTATGGTTGGATCAGCCATAATTAACCTCCAAAAATAAATTAAATAATCCATATAAAAATTTATTCTCGTTTGAGGTATGCTCTTTGAATTTTGCTAAGGCAAAAAAAAAGAGGCCACAAAACTAGAATGTATCTCTAGTTTCCGGTCCTCTTTCTTTCAGGTTTTACGATGAAAATAAGATGATTGGCAGAAACCAATTGTCTAATAATTTAGCAGGATATCGCTAAAATGTCAAGGTTTATCGAGTTATTACCCACATTATTGCTGCATAGATACATAACCCTATGAGTATTCCTATTAAAAAATAAGTATCGATTTGTATATTAATCATCCCTATCTTCCTTGATGGCTGATTGCTCTATGTAATCTAACCATGTCGTAAGGGCTTCTTGAATTGCGCCTAATCCTGCGTGAAATTCACAATCTAAATATCTTCTGGTTTTTTTATTACGCGCATTATTTATAGCTGCTGTAAAAGATTCGTGCATGATTTCTTGCAATTTCAGGGTGAATGGCTCTAACCAACTTCTATCTTCTATAGTTTCTACTATTTCTTTTAGGCGTGGTGACACACCATTTATCAATACCATTATAATTTTCTCCTCTGTTTAAAAGAAGATAATACCACTATTTCCCATACTTAGCCGCATATTTCTCATCAACCATCTTCTGATAGCTAGGGTCTGATAAGTACTTAGGATTGCTTATAAGCTCTCGTAATTCATGTGCGGGAGTTGAATCAAAAGTTTGTGTATCAGATGACGGTACTTTTGCATAACTCATTTTATCGCGCATCGACCGAAAGATATCAAAAGCATCAGCAAAATACATCATATCCTTAAAATCATCCATCTTACAATTCGGGAAGTTCTGACCAAACCATTGACACATTTCGTCAATCTTTGTCTTGGCTACTTCTCCGCCACCTAGTTTTTCCAGTTCCATCGCTGTAAATTCGCTTAACTCTTTCTCTTGGCGTTGATCTTGAAGTTCACTATAGCTAACAAACATCTTAATTTGATCGGTATAAGCTTCCTGACTCATCTTATTATTTTTAGCAAAGGCGGTAAAATCTTTAAGTAATGGGTCTTCTGCATTAACTTCCTTTCCCTTGTAATCCTCGCCTAAATCAAGTGAATATTCTTTAGGCGCACCACTAAAAGCTCCGACCGTTTGACGCATATCTTTCCAACTTTTAGCTTGATCGTAAACAGTATTAAATTGTTTATCGACAAACCAATCTGGTTTTTCGCCTTCTCCTTTCACATCAGGTCTAACATACCAATCCTGTTTACCTTCTGCGCCCTCTGGTGGCGTTTCAGGTGCTTTTACATCTATCCCCGCGGCACTTGCCAGATTACCCGCTGATTGTTCTGCTACGGCTTGTGTTCCTTGTGCTGGTTGACTATCCTCTGTCATTTCTTTATCTCCTCTGGTTTACTTGTTTTACAATTAATCGTTTCAGTTATCGGCGGTGTCTGTTGCTGCTTCTTATTAATAGCACCCAAAATCCGCCGAATTAATGAGTTCTGACCTTCCCGCCAATATGCAATCGCTGCACTATCAGTTGGATTAGCCACGCTTGCATATAAAAACTGATCCGTTAATAAGCTCAATAATTCCTTACCGTTTGGTGTGGCAAAAACACTACACACTAATTGATCAAATTTATTCAATACCTCAACATTTTTCTCATCGAGTTTTTCAAAAGCATCCCATCCCATATTATCCCCCTTGTGGTTGCGGTTGCTGCGTCTGTGGTTGTCCTTGACCTGTTCCCATCGGCGGCTGTCCGGCTTGTGCTTGAGCTTCTGCAGCCTGTTGGGCTTGTTTAGCTAAGTTATCTAACTTCTCTTGAATCACATCAGAATTATTAAGTAAGTGTTTTGGCACACCCATTTTATCTGCCATATATCCTGGGATTTCTTTAAGATTATAAGTTGCTGTAATTCCTGTAGGTCCAAAGTTCTGACCGATAAAGCCAATATGTGCTTCTAATTTCTGTGCATCTTCTTGGTTTTGTACGTCTAACAACGGTGATTGATAATCAACTGCGATTAATTTATTATCGAATTTCAGTTCGATTGTCTTACCGCCAACAACTAGGTCTTGTAAGATATTTTTCTTGCGTAAAATCCTAATGCACTTATCTAAGATTTCATTAAGCCATTCTGTAGTTAAACGACTTGCTGCCGCACCATTTTTACGTGTCCAATTAGATTGACGTATTTGTGTTTGTGTTGCTGTTTGATTTACTGTTTTTTCTGGCTCACCCAAGGGGTCAGCAGATAACGCACTTTTAATATTATTTGTTAAATATTCTCGATACGCTTGTTCAAACTGAACATCACCACCTACTTGCATCGGACGTATTGGGTCTTTACCAGAAGGTGAGGGTTCGATAATAATCGTATCACCTGCATTCATCTTAAAATTATGTGGGTTTAAAACAGCATTACTTTCTAATAACGTAATCGGAAAAGCACGCATTGATGCACCGCGCAATGCCATCTCTTCAAATTTATTTAACTTTTTAATATCCGGTAAAACTTTTAATACGGGTCCCCGTCCTAATATTTCACCAGGACTTACGTTTGAACGAAAGCCAGTAAACGGATTAAACTCGCGCCAGTCAGTATATAAATCTTTAACGCCTGATTGAATATGTTGAAGATAATAAAAATATTGTTTGTCTTGAGAATTTTGCGGATAGTTTATACATCCTTCAATTAACTTTACTTGTTCATCAGGATTGCTTTTAAGTAAAGCCGTTAAGGTTTGATCTAATTTAATCATCGGCCATTTTAACGGTACAAGTCTTATTGCAATATCCCACTTACGCCAAAAGTTTTTTAAAGTTCCATCTTCGCCTTCGCTAACTGCAACCTGACTTATTGGTACGGATAAAAACTGAAATGGTTTATCGTCTGTACCTTCATTTAATATCATTATGCCCGTGCTTACTGCAAGGTCTTGTAATGATTCATTTGCTTTAAGAGAAAAGTTTGAAGCGTTTAAGTATGTGAATAATGTATCTGTATATCCTTCTAAGATCTTTTGCGCTTCTTCAAATTCAGTATCACTTAATTTCTGGGTTTTCTTTACTAAATCCCCTGGTACTAATTTCGCCCATCGTGCATAAGGCGGCGTTAGAATAGATTGAATAGTTCCTGCATAATCTTCTACCCCATCAATCGCAGTGGAATCAAAGACATCATTCATTCTATTATCACCACTCGTATTCTTATTAAAGAAATCATCACGATCGGGAATTGCGTATTTATACGCAGTCTGAAATAAATGTAACCACAAGTCCATACGTTCTTGTGCTTTTAGATATCGTTTATATCTTTGATCTGCTGTTTCTAAGACTTCCTTATCTTTAGCCATTTAATTATCCACCTAATAAATCTTGCTGGTCTGGTGTAGGTGCAGCATTGCCACCAACACCTGCACCACCGCCTCGTCTTCTTAACATCTGCAATCGTTTTAACATCAGCTCTTTTGCTTTTGCTGCACGATCTGCTTTTTCCTTTGCTAATGCCGAACGTTCTTCCATTCCTTCGCCACCCTCAGTTGAGGGAAATACACCACCCATAATCCTTACTCCTTTATCTAATCAACGTTATTTTCTCAATTACCCCAATCGGGCATTTATCCTTTATCTTTTTTAAATATGCGGCTAAACCCCAAGGCGTGTACGCATTGCTTTTAATTCCTAAAACATATTCCACAATCGACACACAACTCACAATCCGTGGCAAAAACAAATGCCACCACTTATATTTAATTTTCTTTACCTTTTCTATTTTGTTTAAATTAATAGTAATTTTAATTAAAGCCATACATTTAAATTTTGTAGTGGTTCTTGGAAACCCTATCCAACTTCCTTTCACATCTTGTAATGTGATTTTTAGTTTCCATGGCGTAGGGTCTATAAATACCCACTTATTTAATTCCTTAGTTAAAATAACCACATGCCCATAATCTTTACAGAACCAATTCTGTACCTTGCAATCTCCTGGTAAAAAATATAACCAGTAATCCTGATACGTTTTTTTTACGTTGCGGGACTTAGGCTGTTTTTTTCCCATCTATCTTTCCTTACAATAATAAACGTTGTATTCGGTTTTTCGTTTTCAAACATCTGTCTCGCCTCATCCTCGGAATTATCAGCAAGGATGAAGCGATAATTTTTATGCTTACGATTTAATAAGCCATCAATCTCAGCAGTTAATTTCTTAGTGAATAAAAAATTAACCATTATTTTTTTGGTTCAAGTTCCGCTGGTTTTTGCGGTGCTTTTGTTTCTACAATAGGAGTAATTTGCGCCAACAATTGAGTCACTTGTTCTAATGACACTGGCAAACTCGGTGTCTTAGAAAAGTAATTCACCATAAAGTTTCTTGCGTTTTCAGTTATTTTATATTCCATTATCTTTTCCTCTGTTTGTTTAAGTAACATTATTTAAAAATCCATTATGTTGCGTTACTTAAAACAACATGATGAAATTCTTTTAAGTTGAGCCTACATATTCAACATTTAATGTTGCATACTCCATCGTAATTTCTACACCACCACCACTATCGTGTCGTACTCTTAGATCTAAATCCACTGGTACACTCGGTACATCAATGAGATCATTAAAACCCATATTATTAACGTCTGTGTTAGTTGTAAGTTTTTGTTTGAAGTGTAAATTGGTTTTTGCTACTCCATCCAAAAACGCCACCCCTTCCCAGACGACATTAGCAAATTCAGAAAGTGCGCAGCATCTTCCTACCACGCGATATTTTCCAGTTTTGGTTATGGTGATTTTATTATTCGTCTGGTCGCTCGTGCAGTTGGAATTCTCGCCGTTTGTCGTAAATGCTGTAGTCTTGACATAACTCGCGCCAGTCGCAATCTCCTGTGCCGCAGAACCACCTGTAACATAAATCGAAGCGAAAACTCCAGGTTGGGCTATGTAATGATCGAAATCAAAGTAGGCTTCATCTTCCCACCACCTGATATACCCATTATTATTCTCGCCATCAAATCCCAAACGATAGTCAACACCTGCTGCACTATTGCCGATCAAAAGAGTGTTAGACGCGGAAATTAACCTTAAGTCACCGCCAGAAGTTTCTATTGTGCTGCTATAAATCCTAACGTTATCTATTGCAACTTTGCCGTTTAAACCTGCGGTTAATGTGATATCGTTGTTATCAGCAGAAGTCAATACAATGGCTGCCTCAGATATTAAATTTAAATCATTACTAAAATCACTACTGATCGTATCGCCGGAAAGAGTTAAGCTATTTATTCGTACCATTCCAAACGTTCCGCTGGGGGTCAAATAAATACTATTGTTTTCTGGTGTGGTCAAAGTAATGTGAGCAGCAGAAGTAAGAAGCATATTTCCGCTGGTAGTTATAAGAGTATTTCCATCAAGATTAAGATTATCTACGGTTAAATCAGTTACAGCAGCAACTACACCACCATCAAATGTCACACTTTCGATTGTAATATTTTTGCCAGTATAGGCAGTAAGCGTTGTGTCGCTATCGGAAATCGCAACTAACGTTTTACCATCGAAGTCCCAATGACTATTAATTATTATATGATCAGCCGGATTATCT